CCCCTAGGAGCGCAATGGCCCTCCTATTGGTGCATAACTCGTAGCACCATACGTTCTTTCCTTAGAAAGGACGCATCCTTTTACGCTTGATGTCGACGGCGTAAGGCCGTCCGGATCTCAATAAGTGTCCTTCTGTGTGAGGGTCATCCCCACGTTTCAGAAAGAACTTAAGCAGGGCTCCCAAGCCATTCAAAGGATTCTTTGGAATGCGAGGAATCACGGCATAGCCTCTTACCAAAGGACTATGCAGGTGTTTATCCATTTCATGGGTGTCATACCCAAGGAATGAATAACGCCCTAAACTAGGAGACGTAGATGCAACACTTGGTAACTTCAAGAAGTTATCAAGAATGTCATCTAAGTATCTGGCAGACCGCCACATGCCATGAGAAAAGAAATTATTTCTTAAGGCAACGGTCGATACTAGCTCCTTTGAGTCCGTCCGTCGTGCAGGGAGAGGCTGACGAACACGAACAGTTGTAACGTCGTGTCCGGCATAATACTCCATACCACAAGACTCTCTGAACTTCCCTGTCCAGAAAGACTTGTTACGGTTGATCTTGAACCCAAAAGTTTCAAGAACACGTACGACGGAAGAGACCGTGTTAATGGGGACGATGATATCATCTCCATACACGCGCACCCTCCCGACAAAATCTCTAAGATCCTGTCGGGAAAGGCGTCTGTTGAGCGCGTCCTCAATCCCAATGAAGCAACACGTAAGAAACGTGAAAGCTTCAAAAGGAAAGCAGAGCGCTGAACCCATGGACGCGAACTTGGCAAGGCGTATTGTCTTACCAAGCACATCAGCCTTCCGAGATCTTGTAGCATCCACAGCTTGGGAAAGCCATGGATATCTACAGGTAAGAGCTCGTACATGCTGATTCGAAACGCGGTCTGATGCGTCAGATAAATCAATCGTGGCAAGGGACCCATCACTGGATCCCTGTTGAGCCATGATTTGATTTGAATACTGATCATCAAAACCGAGGAATGAGTACAATAGTTGATCACGTTGTACTCCCTCCACGATTAATTCCAATAGAGCCTGCTGCATGTATTGCATGGCAGTAGGCTCAATGGCAATGAGTCGAGGCTTTTCGAGCGTTTTAGGTACAGTAATGACCCTAACAGGTCTCTCTGCACCAGGTTCGAGGATGTCCACTCGTTGTGCCTCTCGCCAATTTCCATGAGAGGGGAAGAGATATTCAGCACTCGGAAAAAGGTTCTCCAAGCGCTGAGTCCATTCCGTCTGGGAGTACTTTTGATTCGCCACAAGGCGATCAGCAGTGGCCCCAGGACCATGACGAGGTACCAGTCTCCCCTCATAGACCGCAAGGTCAATTGAGGAGAAGAGTTGACCCAGTAGAACGATGCCCATGCGCTTGAAGCGCTCAAGCATGTCCTGTGGAAGCAACTTATCTGAAAGACGGACACCCTGCTCACACTCCAAGAATCGTGAATATGCAGCAAGCTTTCTAGGCTCACTGCACTCGATTTCAATTTTACTGAACATCAACGTTAGTTGACGGACAGCCTGAATTGAATCAATACACGGTTCATGAAGCAACAGCCCGCCATCGGAGAACACACGACAAAGGAAACCTGACAAAAAAGTCGGGAAACCTCTTCTTTTCTTAAAAGAAAGAAAAGAAGCGTTGTCCACGTAGCCTTGCTCAAGACTTTTTTCGAAGTCTTTGCAAAACCGTGGAAGGGTTATCGTCAGAAACGATAACCCCTCGTGTGAAACTCTCTCCGTGACCGTTTTAAAGTCACGGATAGTGCTGATCTGACACCAGATGCCCATTTCTTGGGCAACCTCATTCCAGAGCAACATTAGGCTTTTCACACAATCCTCCTTTAAGAGGTAATGTGATCCCAAGCCATGTAGCTCCTAACCGTAGGGTCCTAGATCTCTCCTCCAAGGAGTTGAGTCGTGAGCGCGGCAGAAGATGCCGCCAGCTCTGCAAGCAGAGCAGCGACAACATATCCTTGCTCAGCGATGGTAAATCCCTGAATAGGAACGTCAACTGTGAGGTTGACGGTCATAGACACAGCCTCGTTACGAGTTGTGTTGAAGGGATCTGCAGCGATCTTGTTCTGAGTGAACTTGACGTTGTGGCGTCCTCGCTTGCCATAATTATGCCGAAAGTCAACCTGGAAAGTGCCGTCACCAAGTTTGAACTTGGCGACACCATCACCAGATGAAACTCGAGGCATAGTTTTGTCAACAGCGTTGACGGTCCAGACCTGAGGGTCAGAAAGCCCCATGACAATTGCCCTTTCTTTGCAGACTTCGTTGTCTGCATTGCAGTGACACGTGGTAGGCTACTTGCGCCCCGATAAACCAAGGGCGGCTAAGATAGCCAATTGCCTGACGCTGAGTGCGTCAAGGTCAATCCCGAAACCGTAGGGTGTGGCCTGAATACGATACTTCACATTGGTTGTGAAGGTCTGAGTCAGGTCAGGAATGCGATACCCTTTAGGCGTCACATCCATCATGCGATACGTGTTCATACGAATGGAGTTCTCCATCATATACCCGTATGGCATGACAAGTTCGTCGAGGGCAAAACGAGATATGTTGTTTACAACTTCTCCCGTATTGCTAAACCAATCGGCGAACCAGCTCCAAGGTGACAGATTCCACAAAACTACAGGGGTAAGTTCAAGCCCATATAATTTTTGGAGTCTTTTCAGGTCGGTCTTAAACTGAGTCTCTGAGTCTTGTTCAGGCTCATAGAGATAAGTAAAAGAACCTGAAAACCATCTTCTCCTAATTATTCGTTCTTCAGAATAAAGAGGAAAAGTATAGTTGCCATCTTGCCAGAGCGTGGGCTGCGTCAAGCCGGCCCCGGCCGGGAAAGCCGAGGAGACAGAAGACGAAACCGTCTCTACCTTTGGAAAGGTGTAACGTCGACGAACTCTACGACC